CAGAAATAGGTGAAAGCATCGACATAGCTAGAGCCGTGGCTGATGTCACTGGGTCACGCTCCGGCGATCGTCGCGGCAGCACCAAATCAAGGATGATCTCACCAGGAAGATACACCAAGGACGAAAAAGGTACATATTTAACCGAACCCTGAGCGCCGGTTAGAGGATGCGTAACATCCAACTCTATTGTGGTCGAAAAAGCTGGATAATCCGTCCATCCTAGCATCCAGATAATCAAATTCAACATCGGAGACCTTCCGTTCCTGAAGATCACTGGTGGCACATACTTAGCTCCACGTTTACGGTGGTCCGGAACGGAGCCGATGCACATATGAAACGCTACTTGTCCAGACGCTCCGCCTCGAAACGGAAACACTGAGGTTATCCCTCCAAACCCCTCTCCAAATGGGAGTGCTGCGTCATTGACGGTCAACGTCGAGTGGTTATTTTTGATGGCCGTATACGGGTCAAAAACCCCCCCCAGGCCATGCAGAGGCAACTGGTTATAATCAGCATTCCACGCCATGGTGTGTTTCAACAACATCAGCTTCATGACCCACGGATACATGTCCAATCCATATATACATTGCTGCGATCCCATGTCCATAGTATCATTGGCATTAAAGCCATTTATGGTCCTTGTGTCGGCGCGACCAACATTTCGAGCCTGCAGAATAATGCCTTCATTCACCTTCTCCCATATGTTGGTTGGCTCGAGCTGTCTACCCATCAACGGTAATGGAGTGGCGAACAGCCATGAAGTACGGTACCCTGAAGCTACCCACACGTTGTTAATCACATCATACAAGTCTCTAGGGTAAAGCAACGAGTCGGGGACTGCTAAAGCCACGTCCGAGTCGAGACCGTTTCCGACATAAGAGCCTTGACCTCTGAGGACTTGCGAGTATGGAGTTGACAGATCCAGGGGATTAGCCGCTGACCGCAATGTTCCTATAGTCATCGCTACGGCCCCAGGATTCGTAATAGGTTCGAGACCGTCTACAGCCACCAAAGCGGCTAGCGCCGGTCTGGCTGTAACGTCTTCCATGCTCACCGACGTAACCACGTTGCCATTCAAAGTATGCATGTCTCGGTTATGTCGAGCTGCTTCCTCTTCCAACACACGACACTTCTCGTACCAATCATAAGATCGATCGAAAAGTGACGGGAACAATACCTCTACGTGCAGACGTCGGTAAACGGCCTCATCCGCTAAAATCCTATGCATCTGTTCTGCTCCGTGGCCCAAAATAGTAGCCTGTACGATCTTGCCTTCCCAACAATCGGGTACCCAGTCTGCCCCGAATGCACAGTGTGCCACTTTGTACAACCATCGCGAACTGGCAGACTTTGCCAATGCATACCTAAGCATGTCTCTTTGCGTCTTAACGGTTTGTTTAAGCCGTAACAACACAGATCGATCAGAATGGGCAGCCTGAACCACTGACTTTGCGACTTTCGGTGGCTGACCTTTCGGTTTAATTTTCGGAGTAGTTGGTTCAGCCACGATCGGGTTTTGGGATCGCGAGTTGGCTGAACCGTTCTTACCCTCACATGGCTCTGTCTCGGCCGGTGGCTCATCGTCACCCGCCCAAAGTGGCTGATATTGGTTTGACACTGTTATGCCATGGATAGTAAACACTATGTACTGCATCACTCGATCGGGCAGTTGTTTCAGAACCCTGAACTCAGGAGACAATTCCACTGGCACACTCGAAGGCTGTTTTTTCTGCACGTTGGTTTTCTTTACCTCCTCGGGCATCTGAGATGTCATACCAAGATCATCAAATCCAGACAGTTCGGGCACAGTAGAGTAGAAAACCTGTTTAGTCTCAACCAGCTCAGGAGAACTATACAGGTCATAGACCGAAGTGTTACCTCTGAGAGCGTGCTGCAACCGGTTCGCTCTTGCTCGATCGACTTCTCTAACTTTAGACTCCTCGATAACCGGAGGGTCGGGTTGTTGGTGGAAGTCTACCCATAAGGGAGCGGTAAGTGGTGAAATCCCGACGACACTAACATGTGATACGGTCTCCGGGGGTAGGGGCATTGAGTCGGCCTCGACATGGATCGGGTCTGGGGTGACAGGCTGGTCTAGGATCATACAGAAAGGGTCTGTCCGCCAGGTCGTCCAACTGGCCGTCCCTGCGGCTCCGCTGGCTGTAGTAAAGATGGCGAACACGTTAAACACGGGACTCCCACCAAACTCGACCACCAAAGGTGCTATCAGCGAAGAGACCGTCGGAACACTAAAGCCGTCGTCCCACGGAGCCCCGTTGTTGAAAAAAGACCCAGTTGCCAACAGTATGCGACTATTGAGCTGATCGTGATAGACGTTCCCACCGTACTGATTGCCTGGTGTTAGCACAAGCTTCTGTTGTGAGTTTAACATGCTCACGGATCCAGCAAGATCGAGGTACACTGACACAATGATATTGTCCGTGTCGCTGGACAGGTCCTCAAAGTAGTGGTTAAACGCTCTTGGGAACACGACATTGTAATGACCGGTTGGAACGCCTGCCCCTAGGTCTACTGTTAACATAGTCCTCTGGCCCAGGTTTAAATTTCCTAGTGCGGTCGCAATAGGCTGGTTAAACACTGACCCGGTCAATGGGACTGAACCTATGTTCATCGTCACTCGTCTAGGTATAAAGGGGCCGTCTCCTTTGTGAGAACCACTACCTACGTCTCCCACTGTCAGCTTACCGTCAACCGACAGTACGTAACCTACCGGCAGTGAGTTCGTGCCTCGAGCTTTCGACGACTTAAAGTTGCTGTCCTCCCAGTGCATGTAACAGACGTCCAT